GCAGAAGCCCTACTTGGTACTGTTTCTTTTGGAGGCACCGTAGTAACGCCTACAGATGCCACTACAACAGGTGTAAATGCAACAGCATCTCTTGGCACGGTCACTGCTACTGGAACAGGAACGGGTGTAAATGCAACCTTTACGGTGACAGTTGTAAGCACAGGTTATGGTAATAAATACTACATAGACGGGGTACAGCAAGCTACGGTAAACCTATCTGAGGGAAGTACATACAGGTTTGATCAATCAGATAGTAGTAATGCCGGACATCCTTTAAGGTTTAGCACCACCTCAAACGGTACACATGGTGGAGGATCAGAGTATACAACGGGTGTAACCACCAATGGAACACCGGGATCTTCTGGTGCCTATACTCAAATAACGGTGGCTTCAGGTGCTCCAACATTGTATTACTATTGCACTAACCACAGTGGCATGGGCGGACAGGCGAATACACCATGACTTATACACATACTACCTTAAAAACAGCCATTCAAGACTACACAGAAAACAGCGAAACCACGTTTGTTAACAACCTAGATAATTTTATTAGAAACACAGAAGAGCGACTGTTAAAACTAGTTGATCTTGATTTCTTTAGGAAAAATGCGACAGCGGCGACTAGTTCTGGGAATAAGTTTTTAGCTGTTCCCTCAGACTATTTAGCCTCTTTTTCTTTATCCTTAATAAAAAATAGTGAAAATATCTTCTTGCTTCAAAAAGACGTTAATTTTTTACAGGAATACACACCTAATCCAGCCACCACAGGCACACCCAAATACTACAGTTTGTTTGATGTAAATAACTTTATACTAGCCCCAACCCCAGATGATTCATATACATGTGAACTTCACTATTATTACAGACCCGCGTCGATTACAGGAAGTGCGGGGACTTCATGGTTTGGAGAAAATGCTCCAGATGTTCTTTTATACGGCTGTTTAGTGGATGCCTACACCTTTATGAAAGGAGATCCTTCTCTATCGCAAGAATATGAAAAGCGGTTTGTTGAGGCTGCTACTCGTTTAAAACTTTATGCAGAAGGTGTAGAGAATACAGATGCTTATAGAGAGGGATTAACAAGAGTTAGGAAACAATGAAAAAAAACCTGAAAGGGAAAGAAATCGCTATTGTAGCTATGGGAGGCAGCTTTAGCGATTTTGTTTTACATAGGATAAATTCTAAAACATTTGATGAAATCTGGGGTATAAATTGCATAGGTGCGGTATTACAAGTTGACCGCACTTTTATGATGGATCCGGCAGAGCGGTTTTTAGATGACGTAAAAGCTGGAAAACAAACAGGGATAGCAAAAGAGTTTTTACTACAAACTCCAAACAAGGGCCCGATTTATTCTTGTGCTTTAGATAGTAGAGTGCCTGAAATAGTAGAGTATCCCTTGGAAAAAGTCATAAAAGATGTGTCTTTTTGTTACTTTAACAACACCGTGTCTTACGCCATGGCTTTTGCTATTTACTCCAAAGTTGCAAAAATTTGCCTGTACGGCATAGATTTTAGTTACAAAGAGAACATTCATTTTGCAGAAGCAGGCAGGGCCTGTGTAGAGTTTTGGTGTGCAGCGGCCTTGTCTAGAGGAGTGCTTGTTGAGGTAGCTCCTCATTCTGGTCTTTTAGATACTAATGTTCCTGAAAACGAAAAGCTGTATGGTTACCATCGACTAGAAGACCCTTTGGTTCAAAGAATGGTGAATAATCAGCTTATTGTGTCTAAACAAAGCAAATTGTCTGAATATTTACAAGAAGAGGGCCTATCACCCCCAGAACCTTTAGATGGAAAAGACCCTGTTTTAATAGGCAGGCACGATATACCAAACGTAAGTTATGAGGAAAAAAATGATTAGTTTTGAAACAGGCATACAAATGAGCTCTGTTAATGTTATGACCTCTGATGATGGCGGTCATTCTACAGAACAGTTGGTTGAACTGGCTATGGATAAGATTATGACCGTGTCCAATACCGCGCCTCCTGCCATACGGGATCAGGCAGAGGCTTTTCAAAACCATTTGCGTCATGTATTATATCATTACATGGAGTTGGCGCGCCGAGAAGAACGTGCTACTATCGCCAACAAGATGTCACAGGCTGGAAACAGCGATATGGCTGAACTTGTTAGGAGAATATAGACATGGCTATAGCACAAGCGATGTGCACCTCTTTTAAAAAAGAGTTGTTAGAGGGTGTGCACAACTTTAAAAATTCAGGTGGAGACACTTTTAAACTAGCTCTTTATGCAGAGGGTGGTGGCGGAAAATCTTCTACAACTGCAACATTAGGTGCTGCTACAACCGCGTTTACAACAACCGGGGAAGTTGCAAATAGTGGATCTTATTCATCTGGTGGCGGAACATTGACTAGAGTTGACCCAACAACCTCTGGAACAACAGCGTTTACTGATTTTGCTGATTTAAGTTTTACCACGGCCACTATTACTGCAATGGGTGCTTTGATATACAACAGCTCAGATAGTAATGCGGCTGTGGCGGTTTTAGATTTTACATCTAACAAAACGTCAACTTCTGGCACTTTCACCATTCAGTTTCCAACTGCAAACGGCTCCAGTGCGATTATTCGCATAGCTTAATGGAGTAATCCATGAGTGCTGCTAACATCAATGGATGGGGTAGAAGCACTTGGGGTGCTGGAGGTTGGGGCAGCGTCATTCCTGTTGAAGTAACTGGTTTAGCAGGAACCACGGCTTTAAATAACGTCACTACCGTTACCACCGCACAAATTCAATTTACAGTAACAGGTTCAGCGGGAACTGGGGCTGTTGGTAGTGTGGTGGCGGGTGCTGGTGCGAGTGTTAGTGAAGACGGTTTAGTTGGCACGGTAAGTTTTGGCGATGAGTCAGTTGTAGGGACCGCCCTTGTTTCAGCCACAGGGGTCGCTGGAACAGGTGCTGTCGGCAGTGCTACGATAACATCTTTAACCTCTGTTCCGGTTACAAGTTCTGAGTTAGTAACCTTTGTTGGAAACGCCAACATTCCTGTAGATACTGTAGGATTGTCTGCAACAGGAAATATTGGTACAGTGACCATATGGCAAGAGGTTGTTCCTAGCACAACCACGAATTGGATTGAGGTGGCGGCGTAATGGCAAGTTCATATACTTTAAATACAGGCATAGAAAAACCAGCTACTGGTGAACAGGCGGGCACTTGGGGCACGACCACTAACACTAATTTTGACATTATTGACCGCGCTTTAAACGGTGTTGGAGCAATAACTTTGTCAGGAACAACACATACTTTAACTACCTCCGATGGTTCCTTGTCGGATGGTATGTTTAAGGTGTTAGTTCTAGGCGGTACTCCTTCAGGAACGAACACGATAACAGTTTCTCCAAATGATGCAGATAAACTATATTTTGTGCTAAACAGCTCTGGTCAATCTGCCACTTTTTCACAAGGCAGTGGTGCAAATGTTACAGTTGCTAACGGTAAAAGTGCAGTAATATTTTGTGACGGAGCAGGATCAGGAGCCGCGGTAACTGACTTAACCTCTACTTTTGTTCCTGAATTAGCTAACGATGCTAGTCCTGTTCTTGGTGGAACATTAACAACTAACGGTAATGTTATACAGGTTGGTGACAGTGGGTCATCCTCTGATGACCGCATACAGTTTGGCGCAGGACAAGATTTAGAGTTGTATCACAACGGTTCTGCTAGCTATGTAGACAACAATACTGGTCATCTTTATCTAAGAAACAACGTAGATGACGATGACGGTGGTAATATCTACATACAAGCTAAAAGTGGTGAAGACGGTATTGTTGTTAACGATGATGGTGCGGTTCAGCTTTACAATGATAACTCATTAAAGGCGGCTACCTCTTCTACGGGATTTGCTGTTACTGGCACTGTTTTGGCTACAACCAGCACAGCAAGTGTTTCAGGAAGCACCACCCTTGATTTTGAAACAAATCAAAATTTTATTTTAACTTTAACTGGTCCTACAACTTTGGCAAATCCATCTACTGAACAGGCGGGTCAATCAGGGTTTATCATCTTTATTCAAGACGGTACAGGTTCTAGATCAGTTTCTCTAGGAACTGATTACGAAACGGCTGGTGCAGCGACCTTAACGCTATCTAGCGCAGCAAACGCTGTAGATATCGTACCGTACGTTGTTCAAAGTTCTGGAAACATTTTGCTTGGTAAACCGCAACTGGCTTTTGCATAGGGGTTGATATGTCAGGTCCATTTGGAGCAGGTGCTTTACAGTTTTTTAGCGGTGCAGGTGACTTTTATACGCACAAAATAGACCAATCCTTGCGGTTTGAGGATAGTAATAATCCATATTTAAGCAAAACATTAAGTGGCTCTGGCGGCACTATCTTTACTTTTTCTTGTTGGGTAAAGCTGGGTAATATAGGCATCAACCGTTGTCTTTTACAGGGTTATGCTGATGCAAACAACTTTGCTCAGATAGTTTTGTACAGCGGAAACTATATAGGTATGTATTCTGCAACAAGCGGAACCGCCAGACTTTTTGCTTATACACAAGGATTACAGCGTGACCCAAGTGCTTGGTACAACATTGTAGTAAAATTTAACGGCACTTCAGGTTCTGAAGAATTTAAAATTTACGTCAACGGTGAAAATCAAACGCTTACAACTAGCACCTCTTTGTCTGCTCATCAGAGCAATATTGGAAAAAATAACGCTCACTATATAGGAAACAATTATAATCAGTCTTTAGATATGGACGGCCATATGGCGGAGGTCAATTTTATTGACGGAACTGCTTTGGACGCAGATTCATTTGGCGAAACAAAAGCTGGCATTTGGATACCTAAAGATACATCTGGTTTAACATTTGGTACAAACGGTTTTCGTTTAACTTTTGCAGAAGCTGGAGACTTAGGTGCTAATAGCTCATATACAGTTAACGACATTTTTGGCGATTCATCTGCCGTAGCCACCTATCTATTTGATGGAAGCATTGTTGACGCTGGCGGTACTTATAACGGCACAACAACAAGCGTTACGTTTACTGATGGGATTGTTGGAACTCAAGCTGGTGTTTTTAACGGGACTAGCAGTAAGTGGGTAGCTGGCACTCATTTATTTGGCACTCATGCCACTAATATTGACATTTCACTTACAGGCTGGTTTCAGGTTTCCGCAAATTACAAATATATAATTACTGATGGATACGCTGGAACTGGTGGCGGGTTTTTTGCCATTTATACAGACGGTAGTGGGCGACTCGTGGCTGGAACTGGTGATGCGTCTGGCACTAATAACATTTTAATTACTGGTTCTGAAACAGTGACAGATGGCGACTGGCATTTTTTTGCATTTACAAAAACTGTCAGCAGTGGAACAGCCACAGGTAAGTTATGGGTAGATGGAAACTATGCGGGGTCAGACACAACTACATCTACTATCGCTTACAGTAATGAAACTGCTTTTGGTTATTTTGCATATTCAAACGGTTATCATGCCTGTGTATTAGATCAAGTAAGAATATTCAACCGTGCGCTTACGGATACAGAGGTTCAAACATTAGCTGGGGGATATGGACTTGATTCGTCAGGTAATGCAAATACTTTCACTCCTGTTGGCTTGCAGTCTACGGATGTAGTTTTAGATAGCCCTACAAATAACTTTGCTACATTAAATCCACTTGCCAACAATCACACGGCAACCATGAGTGAGGGTAATTTAAAAATAGTCACTCCGAACTCTAATTATGGAAACAGGCTTTCAACTATTAAAATTCCAACAAGTGGCAAATGGTATTGGGAAGGGCTTTTAGTAGCTAACAGTTCTGGAGCAAAAGCAATTTTAGGGGTGTCATCTTATGATTCACAGGCAACGCAATTTTTTGTTGACGGCGACGTAGTTAGTTTGGGTTATTACCAAGAAACAGGATATCTTTACGGCAGTCAAGATACTTCTGGTTCAAGTTACGGTGCAACTTATGCGGCTGGTGACATAATAGGCGTAGCTGTTAATGTGGATGATGATGAGGTTACGTTCTATAAAAACAACGCCTCACAAGGAGCAGATTCTTTTGATGCTGCTGGCTTGTTTGCTAATTTTGGAGATTACAGTAATAGTGTCGGTTGCACTTGGATGGCTAACTTTGGTCAGGATAGTTCATTTGGTAACACACAAACGCCACAGGGTAATTCAGATGCTAACGGGAATGGTGACTTCTATTACAGCCCGCCGTCTGGCTTTTTAGCCCTTTGCACAGAAAACCTTCCTGATCCTAGTATCAATCCTGCACTGGACGAAGAGCCAGCAGACTTTTTTAACACGGTAACTTATACAGGTAACGGCACTAGTGCAAGTGACACACAAGCAATTTCGGGGGTCGGTTTTTCTCCCGATTTCACGTGGATCAAGAACAGAACTGACGCGGCATCTCATATTTTAAATGACAGAGTTCGAGGTGCTGGTAAAAATTTATTTAGTAATGGTGAAAGTGATGAAAATGTTGGCGGCAGCGATGGGGATTTGTTTACTTCATTTGATAGTGATGGTTTTACAGTAAATTTTGGATATGGTGGCAGTACAAATAACGGTACAAACCAAAATTCAAAGGCTTATGTAGCATGGAACTGGTTGGCTGGTGGCTCTGCGACCTCTTATTCTGTTGGCTCTGATGATGGAACTAATCCTCAAATAGCTAGTGAAGTTAGTGCGAACACAAAAGCGGGATTTTCTATTGTGACTTTTACCGCTCCAGCCGCCTCACCTAGCGCAGTTTTTGCAGAAGGCACAATTAAACACGGTCTTACTGAAACTCCTAAAATTATTCTTTATAAAGCTAGAAGTGCAACATCAAATTGGTTTCTTAGAACTGATGTCATAGATGGAAGTCAAGACGGTTTTCAATTAGCTGGCAGTTCGGGGTTGGCGAAATTTGATGTTGCTTCAATATATGGAAGTCCTACTAATCAATATTTTCCTGCATATGGATTTAATACAGGTACTACAATGTTAGTGTATTGTTTCCATGAAGTTCCGGGCTACAGTGCCATTGGCACTTACAAGGGCAATGGAGATTCTTCTGATGGTACTTTTGTTTACACAGGATTTCGTCCAGCTTTTGTGGTAACCAAAGCGGAAACAGACGCAAGTTATTACTTACACGATGCTGTAAGAGATCCAATTAACCAGACGAAGAGAAGTTTATATCCAAACCTTGCCTCAAATGAAGATGAAAATTATTTAAATCTTGATCTGCTGTCTAATGGTTTTAAGTTGAGAACAAATACATCAAGTAACGCAAATAACACAAAATATTTTTACTTTGCCTTTGCTGAACAACCGTTTAAGTATAGTAATTCCCGATAGGAGATAAGAAATGCCTTGGAAACATAATTCAAGAACCATAAGAGAAGGGCGGGGTTGGATCTCTGATGACGGTTTAAAACACCCTCAAAACTGGGCAAATTGTTGGTCAGACGCTGACAAAAAGTCTTTTGGATTAACGTGGGAAGACCCACCAGCCGCTTTTGATCGTCGCTTTTATTGGGATGCTGACACAGCTAAATCACTTGACGATGTCACGCAAAGTGACGGTAGTGTTGCAGAGGGTTTAAAGACTCAATGGGTTAGATCCACAAAGAAAACTGCCAACAGTTTGTTGTCCTCTAGTGATTGGTATGTAACCAGAAAATTAGAGTCTGGTTCAGCGATTCCTGATGCAGTGCAGGACTACAGGTCTTCTGTTCGCGCTAAATGTGCAGAAATAGAAAGCACAATAAACAGTGTTACTAGCATAGATGATTTCATCAAATTGTTTGAGTCGAGCGATGGCTCTATCCCTGAAATCAATGATTGGCCGACGGTTCCAAAAGGTCTTTAAATGCCGGTAACTAAGTTACAGTTTAAACCCGGAATAAATAAAGAAACCACTTCATATAGTAACGAGGGTGGTTGGAATGACTGTGACAAAGTCAGATTTCGTTTTGGTTATCCTGAAAAGATAGGTGGTTGGGAAAAACTATCTAATAACACCTACCTTGGTACGCCTAGAACTTTACATACTTGGACAAACTTAGCTGGCGACAAATTCCTTGGTTTGGGTACAGATAGAAAATATTACATTGAGTCTGGTGGCACATATAACGACATTACTCCTATAAGACGTAGTGTTAAAAAACCAGTTGATGTTGACGTAGCAAGTGCTGTGACAGGTTTCTCTTTAACATCTGGTCTTGGTTCTGTTACACTTGATGCAACAGAAGTGATTGAAACTAAGGCTGAAATAGTTGGTGTAACTGTTCTTGGCACAGTTGAGGTATCTATAGAGCCGGGTGTTCTTGTTCCTGTAGGCGATTAAGGGGTGAAAGATGACAAACGTGACTGTTTCTCCCTCTGGCTTTTCAACAACCTCTGGTCTTGGCTCTGTTTCCATTAACATTAACGCTGCGCCTGTTTTAGGTGCTGTTATTACACTTACAAGCACTCATAACAGCACTACCGTTACCATAAATGACACCGGTCATGGGGCGTTAGAGGGTGACTTTGTTACGTTCACAAGCTGTGAACTGCCTTCACAACTTAGCTCTTTAGTTACTTTATTAGTAAAAGAACATGAGATTGTAACTGTCCCTAACAGCGATACATACACAATCACTCTTTCTGCAAATGCCGGTTTTACGCTAACTGATTCTGGTTTAATCGAAGCTGAATATCAATTAAACAGGGGCTCAACAACACAATTACTGGGTTCTGGTTGGGGTGCTGGAACTTGGGGTGCGGATGGTTGGGGTCTGGCATCGTCTGAACCCATTTCAACGACCACGGGCCTTCGCATATATACACAAGATAACTTTGGTGAAAATTTAATACTTTGCCCAAGAGGTGGAGAATTATTTTTCTGGCGTGAAAATGACGGGGTGTCTACAAGAGCGTTTAAAATAAGCGATTTTAGTACATCTGTGCCTTTGCAGAACAGGCAGGTTATGGTTACGAGCGACCGTCATGTTCTTGTTTTTGGCACTACGCCACAAGGATCTACTGAACTGGATAGACTTTTAATTAGGTTTAGTGACCAAGAAAATGCTTTTGATTGGGAGGCAACCGCCACCAACACTGCCGGTGATTTGAGAGTTGAGAGCGGATCGGCAATCGTACAAGCGGTTAAAACACGTAGAGAAATAATAGTTCTCACCGACTCTTCTGTTCATAGTATGCAGTTTATAGGGCCTCCTTTTACTTTTGGTATAAACCAAATATCTACTAATACTACCGCTATATCTCCGATGGGAGCAGTAGCTGTGGAAGATGCCGTGTTCTGGATGGGCAAAAACAGGTTCTATGTTTATGAAGGCCGTGTTCAGCCGATACCCTGCACAGTTAGAGACCATGTTTTCAACGACTTAAACGAAGATGCCTTTGAAAAAATTGTAGCAGGAGTCAACTCTGAGTTTGGTGAGGTGTTCTGGTTCTACCCGTCCGCTTCAGCAACAGAGAATGATAAGTATGTAATATACAACTATGAGCAAAAGATTTGGTATGTGGGTGCATTTGGCAGATCTGCTTGGGTTGACAAAGGGATCTATGAATATCCAATGGCCAGCGTCGCTACGTTAATATACAACCATGAAAAAACAAACGATGACGACGGCACGGCAATGACCTCGTTTATTGAGTCTAGCCCAATAGATATTGGAGACGGAGACGATTTTGTGTTTGTTCAACGCTTAATCCCAGACATTAGTTTTAATAACTCTGAAACAAACGCAATTAATCAGGCTGTTTTTACAATAAAAGGTGAAAGATTTCCGGGAACAGGATATGTAACATCTAAAACTGTAAATGTTGAAGATAACTCTACTCAAAATTATGTTCGTGTAAGAGGTCGTGCTTTTGGTGTGCGGATCGAGTCTAGCAACGCTCTGATGAACTGGAGATTAGGGTCTCCTCGCATAGAACTTAGAGCGGATGGCAAGAGATGAGTATCAGTAAAGTACCTTTACCGCAGTTTCCGTTGCCCCCGGCAGAGTATGACCGCATTTATTTTGATGAACTTATCCGTGCTTTAACTCAAATTGTTACACAAATACAAAATCCCGGTGAGTTAAGAGGCACTAAAATAACTCTTACAGACCTTCCTACTTCTCCTACGGGGTTGGAGACGGGAGCATTATATAACGATAACGGCACAGTAAAGATTGTCACCTAATAGACTAGATAAGAAAAACATTGTATATTATGAGTGTGAAACCAGATTTGAGTGGTTGATATGAAAAGCACAGCGGCAAAAAAAGAAGAGTTTACGTTTCCTTCCGGCGGTATCGCCGATTTTTACATGGAGGATCACGAAATTGAAGCCCTTGAAAAAGAAGAGGCAGAACAAGAGTTTGGCTCTGCGGGTATTGCTACTTTTAATCCTATCGCCCGTCGTATGGCTTCTTATGGTCGTTATGGCGATGATACCGTAGCTCACGTTGAAACGGGTGAGCTCGTTGTACCAAAAGCTTTAATCGACAGTAACCCGAAGTTAAAAGACTCTATTTTTAGTCATTTACGAGAGTTAGGTGTAGAAGACCCAGAACAATATATTGTTGGTTCTGGCGTAAACTCTATCAATCCAGACACCGGTATGCCGGAGTTTTTCTTTAAAAAAATATTTAAGGGTATCAAGAAGGCTGTTTCTGGCGTTGCTAGAGGCGTTAAAAAGGCATTTAAAGGTGTTGGAAAAATCCTTAAAAAAGTAGCTCCTGTCGTTTTGCCTATAGTTTTATCCATGACTGGGCTTGGACCTATTTATGGTGCTGCTCTTGGCTCTGGTATTGGTACTTTAGTATCTGGGGGAGATATAAAAGATGCTTTTAAGAGTGCGTTGATTGCAGGTGGCACAGGCGCGTTGTTCTCAGGGTTTACCGGTAAGGGAGCTAGTTTTACTGAAAGAGTGGGCAATGCTTTGTCCGATCCGGCCGGTCGTCTTGCTCAAACAGCTAAGGGGCTAAAAGGCACCCTTACCGGTAAGGGCTTAACTGGTGAAGGCACGTTGTTTAATGAGTTTGTGCCAACCACAGAGGTTCCCACAAAAACGCCGATTACAGATGCGTCAGTAGATAAGTTTGGTGTTAACCGTCGTTTTGCTTCTACTGTAGATCCTGCAAAAGCATCTCAAACAACTTTTGACATGAGCACTTTACAACAACCGGAAGGGTTTACAAAAACTCCCGGTCTGGTGGATTCCGTTAAAGATGCTTTCACCCCCGGTGGGCGCACGTTTACCGAATCTATGGGCGACATTTTCCTACCTAGCTCGGCTACTCCTACGGCAACTGACTTTATGGTGGCTAATAAGGGAATGCCTTTGGACATAGCGCAACAACTTGCCGCCGATGCAGCGAAACAAGCTCCCGGTATGTTAAGAACATTTGGTCCAGCGGCCGCTGTAGCTGGATTAGGAGCCGCAGCAGGCGGTTTCTTCGACAAGCCGGAAGATCCAGATCTAGATATTGATGATATTCAAGGAGTTACGGGTTCAGACCTTCTTAGAGACAATCCAGATGCTTATATGTTAGCGGGTAGAGGCTCAGGAACCCCCGGACAAGTTGTTGTGCCTACAAATTATCGGTTTATGGGTCAAATGCCTGATTTTAGGTCTATCTACCCACAATTTGCAGCGGATGGTGGTGAAATCTTCCCAAGACGTACCGGCGGCATTATGCCAAACGAAGGAACACCCGGAAAAGATAGCGTCAGAGCCATGCTGATGCCCGGTGAGTTTGTTATGACTACTGATGCAGTAAAAGGCATGGGTGACGGTAATAACGAAAAAGGCATAAATCGTATGTATGACATGATGCGTAACCTTGAGTCCCGTGGAAAGGCAATGGCATAATGGCAACAGAAACCCAAATTCAAATTGTCCGCGAAGATCCGGAAATTGAAGCCTATCGGCTAGGGCTATTAAAATCTGCACAAGAGTTAGCTGACCAACCGGTTACTTTACCCGCACAACAAGTTGCAGGAATGTCCGGACTTTCTACAGCCGCGATTGACATGGCTCAGCAAGGGTTAGGCTCGTACCTACCGTTTCTTCAACAAGCTAGTCAAGCCATGGACCCCTCTAACATTTCTACGTACATGAACCCGTATCAACAGGCTGTTCAAGCAGAAATAGACCGCTCTTTTGATATGCAACAAAATCAGGCGGCAGCAGGAGCGTTTGGTGCAGGAGCGTTTGGTGGAGGTCGCGCCGCCATTCAACAAGCAGAAATAGATCGCAACAGAGCGCAGGCTTTGGCGCAATCGCAGGCGCAGGCGTTTTTGAACGCTCAACAAGCTCAAAGACAGGCCGCACAGGACTTTGGTCGTATGGCTGAGCTTAGTCAGGGACTGCAACAGCGCGAGACAGGCTATCTGTTTGATTTAGGCAAACAGCAACAGGCTCAGCAACAGGCCGAACTTGAAGCTGGTCGTCAGACTCAAATGCAACAACTGTTTGAACCCTATCAGCGTTATGCTTTTCTTTCAGATATTTACAAAGGTACGCCGTCATCTCAGCAAACTATTACGTCAAGCGTATCTCCTAGTGTTTCACCAGCTCAGCAGTTCCTTGGTCTGGGCATAGCAGGATTGTCCGCGGCAGGCGGAGCAGCAAAAGCGGGGTTATTCGGATGAACAGAAGTGTATTAGCGCGGCAAATGTTTGCTAAGGGCGGAGCTGCTTTTCCTGATTTAAACAAAGATGGTGAAATCACGCAGGCTGATATTCTGATGGGCCGCGGCGTAGAGTTTAAGCAAGAGGGCGGTATTGCCGGTATGATGCCAGAACAGCCCCCCGCCATAGCGGCCGGTATGGCGGCGGGGCAGGCAGCTATGATGCCAGATCCCGGTGCTCCTGTTCAACAGGCGGCCGGTGTCATAGATCCTACAGTGGTACAACAAATGTTGTCCGGTGCAGCCGAAGCCGGTATCGGTGACTTAGAAAATATGGAAGACCCTGAAGATTTAATGAACGCTATCCGTGGCGATGATGCCAGTGTTGAAGAGCGTTATGCAGAACTAGCTCAAGTCGTAGGCCCTGAAGATGCTCAACAAACACCAGAATCTGTTCTGGCTCTGGTCCAGCCCGTTATGATGATGGCCTCTGTAGACCAAGGCATCGGCGAGCTTGCCCAAGAAGAAATGTCTGCTCCGGTAGAGGGTGCGATGGCACAGGGCATAATGTCCACAGTTGCTCCACCTGAACCACAGCCGATGCCCATGGAGGGGGCACCTCCCGTAAATTTTAAAGATGGCGGGCTGGTCCGCCGCGGAGACAACCAGCCGGTTCAATACTATGCAAAAGCTGGAGAGGTAGCTTTACCCGGAACTTTGCGGTCGGGTACGAGTTTTGCTGTAAACGATTTAATTCGTGCAAACACTTTGCGTAATATAACTGCGGATCAAGAAGCAGCGGCTCAAGAAGCAGCGGCTAATCGTGCATTATATACCCCGGAAGCAGCGGCACTTATGCCCCCTACTACCAAACGTGGTGACGGAACACGGCTTCGTGAGCTGGTAGAGGGTCAGCGCGAACTATATCGTGAATATGGACTCGGAGACCCAGAATCACGCGCCGCGGATCTTGAAGAGCAGAAGAACTTAACTCAGTCACAAATGCTGTTTGATATTGCACAGACTGCGTTGACTTTTGCTGGAGGCATCCCCGGTGAACGGCCCGGTATGAGTGCGGCAGAACGCCTTGCGGCAGCCGCGGCGGCGACTAAGCTACCACAAACTATCGGTGCGCGGGCACAGGCGCAACGTGAATTTGAAAGAGACTTGAAAAAAGAAGGTCGCACCATGGACCTTGCCGCTCTTCAGTCCGCTGAAACTAAACTTGCCGCAGAGGTTGCTCAAGAAGATGCACTTGCGCTTGCAAGAGCTAAACCTAAAAAGGCTTCTTTCATAAACGTGCTAGACAAGAGCGGCACTAAAAACTTGGGCTCCTTTGACATAAGCACCACCGCAGGTCGTGCCGAAGCAGAAAAGCTGTTGTCTGAAAACGAAGGTTCGTTCTCAACAACTAATATGCCTCGTGAGCCAAAAGAAAAAGACATAGTGCTTTACAACGCTACGACCGGTGTTCAATCGCCGATCTTTGACAAAAACTCTCCGGAGGGGAAAGCTGATATGCAGGCTTGGCGTGAAGCCAATCCTTTACCAAAGGGCGAGTCCTATCTGATGCTGAAGCCTCCGACAGCTCCGACTCCCGACAAGCCTATTGGCGAAAGAGACTTCTTCCTGAAGTTTGGATTTAGCTTCGCCGCCTTTGAGGAATTATCCCCAGATATGCAGAATTATGTACGCGGTCTGCCTGTTCTTACGGATAAGGATTATTTTGCTAAGTACGGCGTTACTAAAGAGCAGTTCAGTGATCTTGATCAAAAGACACAACAATTCATGATGGGTCTGCCTGTCCTTACAGATAAAGACTACTTCAGCAAATATGGCATGGATAAAGCTACGTTCATGGCGTTGCCAACAGAAACTAAGAACCGTTTGTCACGAGTTGCACCTGACCGCAAAACTGTGGTTGTTGAAGGTCAGATTATTGACATTACTGAAGGAAAAAGCCCTGTCGCAATCTTTGGTGATAAAACTCGCAAGACGCTTACTGTTGGCGGTGAGGTCATCGACATTACTGATCCAAACGATGTTAAAGTTATCTACGGTAACAAGAAACGCGACATTCGTTTGGTTGAAGGT